CCAGATAGATTTGGTGGTGATGAATTTTTTGCGGAGTCCTTAAGACATGGTACATCGATTTTGGCTTCATTTGAATACCCAAATGAAATATACCCAAAAACAGTTGGTACAGTCATCAAAGGACCTGATGTTGGTGGTATGCTTGCAAAGGGTGTAGTACAGAATACTCACAACCTTAGAACTAACTATATACAAGAAGGTATATCTGCTGCACCCACCGATGTTGATAATCTAGTCAGAAGAATACCCTTACTACTTAAAACACCAGATGGTTATGTTTCTTCTTTTGGTACAGAAGTATTAAAAGCACTAACAGGTGCAAGAACTTACATTATAAAAACCAGTGATAATGGAATACAGGAAATATCAGTAAGAGGAATACCACCGATCAAAACAGACAACCTTGGTCGCAAGTGGATTAGTTGGGTAGATACACCACAAACAGATTTACAAGAAATGAATGTTGCTGGTAAGTTTGTATTTCTTGGAATTACCGCACCAGGAATCATGCCACAAATTGCAACTCCAACTGGATTATTAGAACCACACAAAATTCAAGCAGCATTATCTGAGTCAATTCTTATAGAAAACTCTCCAAGGATTCCAGAATGGTCATTGGTGGCTGAAATTTTGATTTTTGGAATTTTCGTGTCGTTGACATGGCTTGTAATCAATTATCTCGGTGTGGTTAAGGGTCTAAGTATCGCTGTAATTTTGCTCTTCACCACAGGCTTCTTAGGAACTTTTAGCGTTCAGAAAGGTTATTTGATAGATTTTTCATGGACTTTTATCTCACAAATTATAACTTCTACTATTGCCTTCTATATTAACTACAAAAAGCAATATAAATTGCGTCAACAAATCAAAAAACAGTTTGAACATTACTTAGATCCAAGACAAGTAAAACAATTACAAGACAATCCTAGTTTGTTAAAACTTGGTGGTGAGAAAAAAGAAGCAACATTTTTATTTACAGATGTTAGAGGTTTTACATCTTTATCAGAAAGATTAACTCCAGAAGAAGTAACTGAGATTATGAACAAGGCTTTGACTATACAATCAGATGCAGTACAAAAATATGGTGGCATGGTAGATAAGTATATTGGTGATGCAATGATGGCTATATTTAATGCACCCATAGATTTAGACGATCATAGAAACAAAGCAGTAGAAACAGCAATAGAAATAACCAAAAACATGAAGGAAGCAGGACTAGGCATAGAAATAGGTATAGGTATTAATACTGGTGAAGCTGTTATAGGCAACATGGGGAGCGATACTAGGTTTGATTATTCTGCTATTGGTGATTGTGTAAATACAGCAGCAAGACTAGAATCAGCAACCAAAGAAGTAGGAAAAGACATATTGATTGGTTATTCTACTGCCATAAATTGTAAATTTAAGTTAAAATTATTAAAACCGATAAGTGTTAAAGGCAAAAGCCAAAAACTATCGATATATACAATAGACGAGGAAACATTATGCCAAAAGGAAAAGGAACATACGGAAGTAAAGTAGGTAGACCACCTAAAAAGAAAACCAAAAAAAATAAAAAATGATTGACAAGCTAATAGGTCCAGTAAGCGACATAGTTAGTAAGCTAGTACCTGACAAGGACTTACAGGCAAAACTAAACCATGAACTTAAAACAGAACTACATAAAGCAAATATGGCTCAAGTGGAAATTAATAAAATTGAAGCTGGCCATAAGTCTATATTTGTTAGCGGCTGGCGGCCATTTGTGGGTTGGACTTGCGGTATTGCTTTGCTTTATCACTTTTTGCTTCAGCCTATTATTATCTTCGCACTCTCAGCATTTGGAATATCTTTTGTACTACCATCCTTTGACATGGGATCGCTAATGACTGTATTAATGGGTATGTTAGGACTTGGCGGACTTAGAACATTTGAAAAAACTAAAGGAGTTGCTAGATGAGTTGGGATAACTTTAAACTAGAAGAATTTGCTTGTAAGCATTGTGGTGAAAACAAAATAGAACATGAGCTTATAGATAAACTACAAGCGCTTAGAACTGATTGTGGTTTTCCATTTAAGATAACAAGTGGTTATAGATGTGGAGATCATCCTGTAGAAATAAACAAATCAAAACCAGGCACACACGCTGTTGGTTTAGCAGCTGATATAGGTGTTAGAGGCAAGCAAGCACTAGAAATTATATCTAAAGCTAAAGACTACGGTTTTACTGGTATAGGGGTTAACCAAAAAGGTAATGCTAGGTTTATACACCTAGATATATCCAAAGATTCACAAGGTCGCCCAAGACCACATATCTGGAGTTATTAGCATGGACCCAATGATGTATTGGAACATAATCATTACTTTAATCTTTGCTCCTATAGTTCATAGCATAAGAACCAACGCGACAGAGTTAAAAAGAGTTGATATACTACTCAATAAGACTCGTGAAGAAGTTGCAAAAGATTATGTAACTAAGGTTGAATTAACAATCAGTATAGACAGAGTTATAGATCGTTTAGACAAACTAGACGAAAAAATGGACAAGTTAATAACAGGTTAATATGGCATACAAGTTTAGAAGCAGAAACCCAGAAACAGGCGAAATGGAACTATATGAAGATGCTGGTAGATCCATACCAGTTGATTTTGGTGGTTTTAACTTTTTAGGTGGAGGTATACCACAAATAAATTTACCCCCTGTAAATCAAGGACCACAACTAGGTCCAGATGAATTTGGTAGTTATTCAATACCAATGTCTGACCCAACATATCGTTCTGGTTTTGACTATGCACGTTCTATAGCTGGCGGTATGCCAATGTCTCAAGTCATTGCACCAGGCGTAAGCTACTCTCCAGAACAACCAATGGGCTATACACAAGAACAATTAAACTTACCAAAAGATGTAGATATTCCACCTCCACCTCCACCAATTTTACCTCCAACAAGAGAACCTGATGATCCAAGATATTTTGGAACAGGTATTGGTGGTGTAACAATATTTGACGATGATTTTGATAAAAAAAGAATACCACCTAGAGATATATTTAGTGGCGTAAAAGATATTAGAGATACATCTCCTTTATCTAATTTATTAAATATAGGTAAATTATTTGATGGTGGTTTTGACAAAGATGCTATAGACAAAATAGTACAAGAACGAATAGCTGAAAGTATGCCAACTTTTGAACAACCTGATTTATCACAGTTTGTAACCAAACAAGACATACCATCTTTTATTCCAGAAATTCCTACTGGCAGAGAATTTTCAATAGAAGATATACAACAAGGTTTAAATTTACCAGACTTTTCACAATTTGCTAGACAGGAAGATATACCAACACCTAATGTTTTTGACGAGGAAGCCTTAAGAAAAGAACTTATGGAAGATATGAGAGGAAGTATTAATATTCCTGATATAAGTGGTCTTGCTAGGTTAGAAGATATACCAAGTTTTGACCCAAGCGTTTTAAAACAAGATATATTAATGTCTATACCACAACAACAAGTTCCAGATGTTTCTAAGTTTGTAACACAAGATGATATATCTAAAGCTATAGCTGGTATTGATATGCCAACTTTTCAACAACCAGATTTGACAGCTTATGACACAAGACTTGCACAGCTAGAAGAACAACTTGCTGGTTTTAAACAACCAACTGGCGGTAGATTTTCTGTAGATCAACAATTACCAATGGGATTATTTTAATGTCGGTATCACACGAAGAAGTAGTTAAAGCTGCACAAGCAGAACAAATATTAACCTCAGAAGTTTTTAAAGAAGCAGTAGAAAATCTTAAAAACGAATATATAACACATTGGTTGAACTCAAGAGAAATTGATGATGTTACTTCTAGAGAAGATATCCACAGGTCATTATTACTATTACCAGAGGTTGAAAGACATCTGCGTATCATTGCTGAGAAAGGTAAACTCACACAAGCTAATATAAACAAAATTAGAAATATTGGTTAAACCTTCCCTTTTTACACATTATTAAGCTAAAATACTCTTAAATACATAAGGAGTATTTATTATGGCAATAACGGATAAACCGACTGCTTTAC